AATATCACGCCTGGTGAAGATGAAGAAGACACGGAAGTATTTAGAAAACGGTACTTTGATGCTTTAAAATCAAAAGCTTATGGTGGCAATGGTGCTGATTACAAGGAAAAGGTATTAGCTATCCCTGGCGTTGGCGGTGTTAAAGTATACCGCTGTTGGAATGGTGGCGGTACAGTTAAGTTAGTCGTCTTAAATAGTGACTACAAGCCTGCAGCAGATGAACTGATTAAGGAAGTAGAGAACGTTATAGACCCTGCACCGAAAGGCAAAGGCTATGGACTCGCTCCTATCGGTCACACCGTAACAATCGAAAAGGCTGACCCGGTAACGATCAACTACCGAATTGAGGTCACTATGATGAGCGGACACAACATTAACGAAATCCAAACCCTTGCAGAAAATGCTATCAAGCAACGATTACTTATCCGTGCTAAAGAATGGTGTAATCAAGACGAGAAAGAACATGTTATTCTTCGGACTAGTCTTGTAACGGCTTTAATGGTTGAGCTTCCTAATGTTCTTGACGCCGGTAGGATTACTATAAACGGTGCTTCTGTTTCAAAGCTTGAATTGAAGGATAATCAAATCCCTGTATTAGGGACGATTACTTTGGTGGCAGTATGATTACTGATTTCGGTATTTTTAAGAGAGATATTGATATCTCACAATTCGCCGTTCCGTTAACTCGAGATTCTCGGGATATCCAAGAAATCTATCGAGTAGAATCTGCAGAACTGCAACTGCTATGGGATATCATGCTAGATATCTTTAAGGAAGAATACATCTACACCGCAGCAGATTACGGACTTGAAGCATGGGAACAAATATTAGGCATCAATCCTCCGGATTTGACAGACACAGAAGGGCGCAGAAGTGAAATACTATCGGTATTAATCGGACAGCGCCCTTTTACTATGCCTAAAGTACAAGAAATGCTTAACTTTAAGTTTGGTAATCATGTAGTAACGCACTCTGTTAACTCCGATAGATATGAGTACTGGTTAGACGTAGTCGATGGATTTGAAACACAGCTCAACAATATCATTGATTACGTTGAGCCTTTAATTCCTAAGAACTTAATCATCAAAACTAAAAGTACTACAAACCTTAATGGCGAAATATATATCGGTGCTATATCTGATGTATATGAATCCTTCCATGTCGGAGCGGCATTAGATAAGTTTGATTTCAAAGTAGGCTCTGACATCAATATAGGCATGAGCTTCGACGTATTAGAAACAATTAAAGTATAAGGAGAACACATGGCTTCTATTTATCCAAATACACGATTAACCAACTATGGCCGTGAGTTAATCGCAAGATCGCAAGCAACTGGTAAGAAGTTGCAATACATTAAGCTAGTTACTGGTGACGGTCAGCTCGATAATCAAAATATCGATACTATGACTTCCGTGCTAGCCCCAAAATTAGAGTGCCCGTTCACTTCAGGCGGTGAATTCGTAGGCGATGGCCAATTTAGAATTGAATTCGCTGTCGGCAATAGCACAGTAAATAGCGGGTTCTTCGCTAGAGAGTTAGGTGTATATGCTAACCTTGAAGGCGAATCTGATTCCGCTGCTAAACTCATTGCTTATAGTAACGGCGGGAATTATGCTTCCTATATTCCGTCTAAGGAAACACCGATTAATTCTAAAGTATTCTCTTTAGATGTAGTCATCGGTAATTCTACAAATGTAACAGTTAAGAAGATTGATGCGGCATACCTCACACGAGGAGCATTAGATTCTCATAACCGTGATACAAGTGCACACACCAATATCACAGACCAAATTAAGGCGATTCTCGGAAGTGCGAACTGGAACGACTCCCCGGCAAGTACACTTGTTACAATTAAAAACTTGTTAGGGCAAGGCGCTATCGTGGCATCTAAACTCGATGCTAATGCGGGATTTGTTAAATTCGCTAATGGTTTCACTATCCAGTGGGTATTATTTAACGCCTATAATCAGTCTAAGCCTTGGACTGTGCGTTATCCGATAGAATTCAGTAATAAAACTATCGCCGTTTCTACTGCAAGATATAACGGTGATTATTCATTTTCTGAAATCATTTTATCGACTTCTAGAAATCAGCTAACATATAAGGATAGTGACTATAGAGGACAGCAAGGCGTAGGCGATCAGATTATGTTCATTATCATAGGTAACTAGACAATCCCTAGAGCGAACCAGTAATAAGAAGCAGCATATCTATCACTTGCCGAAAATACGGCCTTAGTGGTGTCGCTCTCAGTCACGGAGTTGGCAAAATACCTAGGGGTATCTGAGCCCGACCAGTACGCATCAATAGCGTTCGCCATGAATAAAGTTGTAAATTTGATAGGGAATCGCACTTCTGTCTTAGTTACATTATCTTGGCCGCCTATTCCCCACTGGGGAGTTACTTTAATAATTCTATCGTTTTACGTAATTCACGAATGGTTTTGTGTGTATACACTCTGGTAGTGATATCGCCTTGTTTATGCCCTAGCAAAGAGCGTAAAGCATTAGGCGGGGCAACCGCATCAAGCAGACTGGCGAATGTGTGCCTGGTATCGTGGATAGTATGCTTGCAGTTAAGCTGTTTCATAATATCCTGGAAATGCTTACGGAATGTTGTGTAGCTGATTGTGAATAGGTAATCGCCGGAATTAATGTATAATTGCTCTATTATGGGCATGATGCGGTGATGTATAGGAATGATACGACCTTCACCGGCTTTAGTTTTGGCGTGTCTTACGATAAGGTATGCTGATCGTCTATTGATATCCTGCCTACGTAAATTAAGTAGCTCACCTATGCGGAGCCCGGTGTAGAGCAGTATTAAAATCATGCGGGAATAAGATGTATCTATTGCCCATAACTTGTTGATTTGTTGACGAGTGAATACTCTTCTCTTAATCGTTGGTCTATTAGGCCCTAGATTTAGATGCAGGGCGTAATTAGTGATAGGATAATCTCTAATGATTGCGTAATTGAATAATTGATTAAGTACTGTACGGACTTTCTTACAAGATGAGTAGGAAAGTCCTTTTGCGTGCATGGAATCAATCACATTTTGAAGGTGCTGAAAATGAATATCCGTGATAGACATATCCGCTATGTTA